CTGCCGGGCGTTTCGATCCAGCAGGGCGATTTCGCCATCACGGATTTCTACGACGGCGGTCAGGTTGACATCAGCGGAATTGATTTCTCCGGCATTAATGGTTTTTTGCTCGACTTCGCCGCTTCCGGCGATCTTGGCAACGATGTTGGCGGTGGGGCCAACGACTGGACCGTCAACGGGGCGCCTACCCAGTCGGCGGACGTGCCGTGATCGGGAGCCAACGGGCAGTTGCGGCGTTCTGCTAGGCCGGAATGGCATCGGCCCACCGTTGCGGAAAAATCTCCCGTCCGTCGAGGTTTGAGTACCACAGTCCGTCCGCGGCGCGATAGCCGGTATTCGTCGGGGTCATCGACCGGGGCCGCGTCGAGCAGAAGCATCTTGCGCGGCGGGTATTCTGTCATCGGGTGCCAGGTCATCGGTGCGTCCTACCATTGGCGATCATAGAAATCGTCTTCGTCATCGTCCCGCAGCGGTTCGGCGAGCCAGTTCCACAAGCGCCTGAGCGCCAACCTAAGTCTGTCCATGTCGCTCAACCCCTCCTTTGTTGCGCTACGTCGCGCGACACGCTATATTCGTCGTGATCTAGCGTAACGGCCGTTCGCTGTCGGCACCCCCTGTGGCAGAGCCGGCGGCCGTGAAAGACACAATCCTCCACACCATTCTGGCCATCGTCGGCGCCGCCGTCAACCTGGCGCTGTTTACGTGGCTGCCGCCGTTTTTCGCCGCCGCGCTCACCGGCTGGCTCGGCTACGTTTACTTCCGCGAGGTGACGCAGCGCCAGACCGGTAAGAGCCTGTCGTTCGAGCAGGGCTGGCTGCCGTGGCGCTGGATATCGGCCGACGGCAAGCTGAACGTGCAGAAGGTCGTCGAGACCGTCGGGCCGCTGCCGCCGGTGCTGATCGCCGCGTATCTCCTCACCCAGGTGTTCGGCTGATGGCCGAATTCTCGACCACCGAGATCGTCGGCGCCGTCGCCGCGGTAGCCGCCACCATCGGCGGCTACATCATGCGCGACCGCCAGGTGGCCAAGCTGATCGCCACCGGCGACGCCACGCTGCATGAGCGGGTCAACAGGGTGCGCGACGAGTATGTCCGCCGCGACGACCTGACCGGGCACATCACCCGCATAGAGACCATGCTGATCGCCATGCGCGACGAGCAGCGGCGCACCAACGAGCGCATCGATTCCCTGTTGGTCAAGCTGGTGGAGCAGACCAAGTGACCGAGCGCAACGACGACCTCGAGGCGCGCGTCCTCGCCGCCAAGCGGCTGATCGCGGTGCGCGAGGCGCGCGACAGCTTCAAGGCGTTCATGCGCTTCATGATGCCGGACACCGAGTTTCCTGACGATCCCAGCAAGACCGCCTACGACGACACGCCACAAGGTAGCTTGCTGTGCCAGGTGATCGAGGAGACCGAGGCGGGTAAGCGGATGCGCACCGCGGTCTCTATGCCACCCCAGCACGGAAAAACGATCCACCTGTCGACGCTCGGGCCCGCGTGGATCGCCGGACGCAACCCGCACGAGCCGATCATCCTGGCCTGCTACAATGACACCCGGTCGGCCGAGCTCGGCGAGATGTTCCTGCAGGTGGTCAATTCGACGCAGTTCAAGCAGGTGTTCCCCGATTTCCGACTGGTCAAGGGCTCGCAGTCGAAGACCAGCATGCTGACCACCAAGGGCGGCCGCATCGTGTTCGCTGGCCTGCGCGGCTCGATCACCGGCCGTACCGCTAGGTATTTCATCATCGACGATCCGATCAAGGATGATGTCGACGCACAGTCGGAACTGTTGCGCGAGCAGAACTGGAAGAAGTTCTTCGCTGTTGCCTTCTCGCGCGGTGGCAACAAGACGCGGATGATCGTCCTGCATACAAGATGGCACGAGGATGACCTGATCGGCCGACTGGTAGACCCGGATCATCCTGAGCGCGGCAAGCGGTTCAAGCACGACATCTCGAAGTGGGACTACTGGAACCTTCCCGGCGTGGTCACCGACCCTAAGCTGGCCAAGGCGCTCGGCCTGACGCTCGAGCGGCCGACCGACCCGGCGGTGATCGAGCAGCTCGGCGACGTGCCGATGTCGGCGCTCTACGCCGAGTCGAAGAATCTGTCGTTCTTCGCCGAGTGGCGGGCCGGTGACAGCGCCAGCTTCGACGCACTGGTCATGGGCAAGCCGTCGCCCGACGACGGCGACTATTTCAAGGCGGAATACCTCGTCGAGTACGATCTGGCCGACCTGCCTCCGCGGGCCGAACTGCGCATGTATGGCGCGTCGGACCACGCGGTGAGCGAGAAGCAGGGCCGTGACTACACCGTGATCGGCTGCGTCGGCGTCGACAAGGACGACAACCTCTGGATCATGCCGGACGTCGCCTGGCGGCAGATGGAGACCGACAAGACGGTCGAGGAACTGATCCGCCAGTTCAAGCTGCACAAGCCGCAGCTCTGGTGGCTGGAAAACGAGCTCATCTCCAAGTCGTTCGGCCCGTTCCTGCGCAAGCGCATGCGCGAAAGCAACACCTACGTCACGATCGACCCGGTGACGCCGGCGAAGGACAAGATGACCCGGGCCCGCTCGATCCAGGGGCGCATGTCGATGGGCATGGTGCGCTTCCCGCGCTTCGCTCCCTGGTACAAGGACGCCCGCCAGCAACTGCTGAAATTCCCCCGCGCCGCCAAGGACGACTTCGTCGACTTCATCGCGCACGTCGGTCAGGGGCTCGACAAGGAATACGGCCCGGCCAAGCGCCGCCCGGCCAACGACAACCCGCATCCGACCGGCTCGATCGGCTGGATTCTCGCCAACACCAAAGCACGGGTCGGCGCTGAGCAGCGCGCCGCCGCCAACAAAGGCTGGTAGCCATGGAAGAAGACGTCGAAGGCCATTCGGTAAATACGTCTGAGGACGCAGGGAGCGGCGCGCTCGTGCGCGGCGACAAGGCGTCTGGCGACTACGACGTGGACCCGGCGCGCTCGGCGCTGGTCAAGGAGTGGATCGCGCGGATCAAGGATTCCAAGCAGCACCACGAGGCGGCCTTCAAGCGCATGGACCTGTGCATGCAGATCGCCGAGGACGGCGACGAAGCGTCGTGGGTGGACGCCAACAACTACGTCGTGCCGATCATCAATCGCCACATCAACCAGGCGGTGTCGCAGCTCTACGCCAAGAACCCGACGGCGATCGCCAGCCGCAAGGAACGGCTGATGTTCCAGCTTTGGGACGGCAAGCCGGAATCGCTGCAAATGGCGATGATGCACAGGCCGGCATGCAGAACGCCGACCCGCTGACCGGCCAGCCGATGGTCGACCCCAATGCGATGGCGCTGCTGGCCGAAGTGGCGCAGGCGCAGCAGCAGATGCGCCAGCTTGATCAGATGGGCAAGACCCTGCAAATTCTGTGGAAATACTACATGGACGAGCAGACGTACGGCTACAAGGAGCAGATCAAGGCGGCGGTGCGGCGCACGAAAGTGTGCGGCGTCAGCTATTTCAAGCTCGGCTTCCAGCGCATCCTCGAAAAGCGGCCGGATATCACCTCGGCGATCGAGGACATCACGTCGAAGATCAAGGCTACCGAGGCGACACTGAGCGAGATTGCGGCCGAGGAGATGGACGAGACCCGGGCCGAGGTCGAGCAGTTGCGGCTCAACCTGCGCGACCTCGAGGAGCAGGAGACGCTGCTGGTGCGCGAGGGGCCGGTGATCGACTTCCCGCGGGCCAAGGAGATCATCGTCGACAAGAAGTGCCGCCACCTCAAGACGTTCGCCGGCGCGCACTGGATCGCCCACGAGTTCGACATGAGCCCCCGCGAGGTGCTGGAGACCTACGGCATCGACATCAAGGGAGAGTTCATGGGCTACACCGACAAGGGCGCCGTGACCGAGAAGAAGGACGACGGCTGCGCCAAGGTGTGGGAGGTGCAGGACAAGGTGAACCAGCAGGTGTTCACCGTGATCGACGGCTACTGCGATTTCATCCGCGAGCCGGCGTCGCCCGATGTCTACCTGGAACGCTTCTTCAACGTTTTCGCGTTGGTTTTCAACGAGATCGAGAGCGAGACGAAGCTGTACCCGCCGAGCGATGTGTGGCTTTCACGCCACATTCAGAAAGAATATAACCGGTCGCGCGAGGGGTTGCGCGAGCACCGCATCGCGGCGAAGCCGTACTACGTGACCGGACCCGGCGGCCTGGAAGAGTCGGATATGCTCAAGCTCGCCAACCACGCCGCGCACGAGGTGTTCAAGATTCAGACGCTGCTCACCGGCCAGAAGGTGGAGGATCTGGTGCAGCGCGGGGTGACCGCGCCGATCGACCCGAACCTCTACGAGGTCGAGATGCACTTCAACGACCTGTTGCGCACCGTCGGCGCGCAGGAAGCGACGCTCGGCGCCACGTCGGATTCGACCGCCACCGAGGCGTCGATCGCGCAGAACTCGCAGAACAGTGGACTGGCTGACAATGCCGACGATCTCGACGGGGTGCTGACCAACCTGGCACGCGCCGGCGGCCACCTGATGCTGATGGAGCTCGCCAAGGAAACCGTGGTCGAGATCGTCGGGCCCGGGGCGGTGTGGCCGGACGTGCAGGAGACGCGCGAAAGCGTGGCCAAGGATCTCTACCTCGAAATCAAGGCGGGAAGCTCCGGTCGGCCGAACCGTGCCGCCGATCTCGCCAACATGGAGCGCGGCATGCCGTTCCTGATACAACTGCCGGGGGTTCCCCCAGGCCCCCTGGTCGACAAATACACTGGCCTGCTCGATCTCGATCTGGAAAGCATCTACGTCGAGGGTATGCCGAGCATCCAGGCGCTCAACGCCATCGCCGGCCGTCCGCCGTCCAACATGCAGGATCCGACGGCCGATCCGGCGCAGCAGGGGCCGGAAGGGCAGAGCAACCAG